AGACTGCATCTGCATCTGGAAAAGCTGCTGCATCAGCGCGGCTTGCTGGTTCGCGCGGGATAGCTCCGCCGTCTGGAATCCGCTGTTGACCGCCTGCGTGACTCCCGCAAATCCGTTCAGGACGCTGGTGTTCATCCCATAGAAGCCGTCGCACAGGCCGTTGTTGACGCCGTCAAGCTTGCGCTCAATGTTGGCGAAATCGGATGCAAGGATGTATCCATCCGTCGCACCGCCGCCATTGTTGTTGCCCCAGCCATTGCCGCCCCAGCCGCAGAAGATCGCGAGGAACAGGATGATAAACCACCATCCGCCATCGCCGCCGAAGCCGCCCCAGCCGTTGCCGCCCATGCCAGTAGGTGCTACCGGCATAGTCATAGTCGTACCATCGGTAAGGCTCATTTTGTCGTACTCCTTGAAGAAAATATATTATCAACCGTGGCCACGGATTGATTATTGCAAAAGACCCTGAAACTGCCGCGCAACGGCCTGAAGCTGGTTTAACTGCTGCTGCGTGAGCTTGCCGGATTGCATCATTTTTTCAACCTCGGCTTTCGGGTCGCCATTAAAGTTCGCCTTGAATTGCTGGAATTGCTGCATCATTCTCTGAAACTGCCCCATCTGGCCGGGCATTTGCGGCGCTCTGCCGCCGCCAAGCGCGTTAAACAGTGGGTTCGGCATTGTGGTGTTCCTCCTTCTTGTTCTCCGCGCCAGCAGCCGCCAGCGCGTTCACACGTGCTTCCATCGCTTCAAACTCTCTTCGGGTGACAAATTCCCCGCTGGCCGGTATGATCGGCTGTGCTGGTGTCCTCGCGCCCGTGCGCTCCGTGTAATCCAGAACCCTCATGGACGGAACGCCGGACGCGTCCACGCTCTTGATATAAATGCACGGGTTCTCGCTATCCCACAGTGGAACCGTGTTCCCCGCCGCGACGAGGTAGCTCTTTGCACCCGCGTCACCCTGCACCCAAATCATGCTCTGGGCAGGCTGCGGCATTTGCGCCATAGGCTGGGGCGGCTGCTGCGGTTGATACTGTTGGCGAAGCTGCATGAGCTGGTCTTGCATCGGCGGCTGATAAAATGGTTGGTAGCTCATCGGCGGTTGGTACTGTCCATACATTCAGATTCGTTCCTTTCCCAAAAATAAAGCGGTGTTTGGCTTCCGGAGTTCCATGTGTCAAACCAATCTCCATCCCTGACGCAGACCACATGGGTTGCAAGCGCAAGAATGTATGTACCGATCGGATGGTCACGCGCGAACTCCGCAACTGTGTATGTGTCCGGGTTGGAGCTTGGTACGCCATGCCGGGCATAGCCAAGCTGGTTCAGATACGCTCCCCAGACAGCGTTTGCGGAGGGCATATCGCCAACCTCAAACCCATGAAGCGCAAGCGCGACATATACCTCATCCCACGATTTACCGGTCGCCTTGCAAATCGCCCGAACAGGGCAATCCCCAACCTGACGCCGCGCGGGATTTGGATTGTAAAAAGAAAAACCCATACCGGACACCTCTCAACGTGTCCAGTATGGGTTATTTTTCGGGTTTATGTGCCGCGATTGTGCATCATTTTCGCCCGTTTCGGGTTTAACTATATAGTCGGCTAGATGTCTTTCTCATTCGGTCGAGAATTCCGGGGAGCCGCCGCTGCACGGTAGCTCGCCCAAGATACAACTCAGATGCAACGTCAATCTGAGGGCGCTTATCGATATAATAGAGCTGTGCAATGCGCTCATTTTCCTGCCCGAGGTTTGCTTGGGAAATAACGGTCTCCATTTCTCCACGCATCAGGCCGGATAATTCAGGCGGTAGATTATACCGCGCCTGCGGCGACATCAAATCACCCCTTCTTGGTCATCAACACCGGAACGTTCCCCTGATTGGAAACGGAAAGACCGAGCGCCCCGGCCACGTCGCGGATTTTCACATAGTTGGTTCCGTTTTTTAGGATACGTTCAACCTCGACGGGTTTTCCGTCAACAATCATCTTGCACTTGCTTACCATTTCAATCCTCTCCTTTACCATCTCACGGAATTTCTTGATACCCTCCGGATCGTCCACCCAGTACTTCGGGCAGAGCTTGCCCGTCACATCATAGTGCCGGATGATATGATCGACCGGGATGTTATACTTCTCGCAGAGCATTGCGGTGAGGTCTGCGGCATTGGCGATAGTCTTCGCCGTCGCCATGACCTTCCCGTCGCGCTTCGCGTCGCACATCTCGATCCCGATGGAATTGTAGTTCCGGCAGAATGGGTGTGTGTAGTGATACGCGCCGCAGTGGTAGGCTACATAGTCCTCCGGCACGGAGATCGTAATGGAATCATCGTCCACGAAAAAGTGGGCGCTTGCCACAGGATTGAGCGGATTCTGGAAGTACTTGCCGTTGCTGGTATCGGAATCCCCGTCGTTGGCCGTGTAGTGCATGACAATCCACTCAACGTCCCCGCCGCGTTTCGTGCCGTAGTTGGCCCGATGGGCCAGCATCGTTTTAATTGGTACCATTTGCGCCTCCGTAAAGCTCATGGTGGAGCGTAAGCACCGCAGACTCGATCATCTTGTCCACGGTATCAGAATCAAACTTGATGCCTCTCTCGGCGAGGTATTGCAGCACATACGCCTTTTTCTCGGCGCCCTCGTTGGCATTGTAGAGCTGCTCCGCCGCCTTTACCGCGATCTCCACATACGCCTGCCACTTTTTGAGCTTGTCCGCGCCGACGCGCTCCTTGATCCACGGGATCAAGAACGCCGATACCAGCGCTGAGATCAGCGCGATCACGGCCGATATGATTTCTGTGTAGTCCATAGCTTACTCCTTTCAGTCTTTCAACACAATTTCCATGATCTGAGCCACGGAGTCAGGGCCGTATTTCTCGGCCCATTCGTCCATGAATTTCTGCGCGTACTTCGCGCGGTTTTCATTTTTCGTTTTCCACTGGTAGACGCCGAGCGCCGTCGCCAGCAAGCCGATCCACGCAATGGTGACTTCCACCACCGGAAGGCCGCAGGCGCACAGCACGATCAGCACGACCGCCACCACAATGATGAGCGCCAGCGCCGTCTTTGTGTAATTAACTTTCATGCCGCCCGGCCTCGCACTGCTCTTCGAGCTTATGGAGTGCTTTCTTCACATCCCCATTGCCGCCGCGATTGACATACTTCTTCCCAGCGATCAGCCGCTCCGACATTGGCATTTCCTCCGACATGATCGTGAGCCGCAGGATGCTTAAATACTGCTCATCCTGCAATCTCGTGAGCTTGTCGATCTTCTCGTCGATCTCCTTGAGGTGGGCGCTCTGCGCGTCGCCCTTGCCTTTCTTTTTCTGGATCGCGCTGACGATTGCCTGCACAATGGTCGTCAGCGCCGACGAGCCGAGGATTGCTACAATGATCGTGATAATTCCAGAATCCATATTCTTTCTCCTTATTTCGGTTTTCCCACAACGTACTCGACAATGTAAGTTCCGGATACACGGCAGATTTTAACTCGATCTCCCGCACTGAATGTAACGGACGTGTTGCATTTATAGTGCTTTGCGGTTGCCTCCGTCTGCCCGTCAAAGATCAACGACAGTCCATCGGTATACTTTGCGCCAACGGTCGCCAGCATAAATTCAGGTTGGGGCTTCTGCGCCGTTTCGTCTGTATCAAAAAAACTCGTCACGCCAATCATGCAATCACCGCCCTCTTTGCCGTATGCTTCATCATGCTGCCTTCTTTCAGCTCGATATACCATCCGGTTTCTTCGTAGATTCCACCGATAGTCGGATGATCGATTGCAATAACATCCCCGATGCCGTGCCCCGGCTCCGCCAACGACTGAAACGTGATCGTCTTCGTGCCGAGCATGGATTGATTGCGGATGTTTTCGACATACGCCTGCAACGCAGATTGACTGGCGATATTATCAACCTTTACAACCTTTGTGATCTTCTGGCCACGCTTGAACGTGGAAATAGAACTCGATGGATTATCATTCTCTGCTCTGGCGACCATAGGCGCGTCTAAATCCGGGTTTGAGCAAATTGCAACAAACACATTCGGTGCATCAAAAAAGTCGTTCTCTTGGCTCGCTGACAGACCGACAGGAGCGCGAAAACGAATATCTGTCGTGCTGTACTGGTGATCAATATTCGATGCGCTCGGCGTCTCATGCGGAGTCAGACGCGCCACACCGTTTGCATCAAACCAAATGGGATCATAATTGATCTCATCAAGCAGCGCGTTACAGATTGTAAGATAGTCAGTTCCAATTTGCCAGTCTTCCCGGTCGGTTTGTAGCGTCGCTTCAGATGGTGTCGCAATCACAAGAGAAATCCCGGCCTCCGTCAGCATTTGCCGGACGATAGTTATGTACGACGAGCCAGCGGAAAAATGCTTGATGCCTTCCGTTTTGATCGTGGACAGTTTCCAGCTCCGATCGTATGCTTCAATCGCCACCCAGCGCCCGTCTTCTTCGGTCGTTTCCTTGTACGTCGTGATACGGAAAATTCCCAATGAGTTTTCCACGCCATTGATGGAAATTGTGGGTTGCAGCTCATCAGATAGATAGTTGATATTTGGATCGTAAAGAAATGTCCCCGCAAAACTCGATTTAATTTTTGCGTTTTTATCCGTATATACATTTGGAGCAGAATCGCGTTTCCAGCGGAGGGACGCATAATGCGCCCCATTCCGCAAAACATTTACAGAGAAGGAAATGTCACGAATCAATGTCAATCTCCTCCTCGTACTCGATTTGTGTCACCATGAACGAATACACACTCTTGTATTGGTTGACCTCTCCCGAAACCTCATTCAGATACCCGATGCAGCCTCCCGACGGATGCAGTTTCAAACAAACCAGATGTCCGATCATGCCCTCGAACTTCTCGGCGCTGTCTCTGTTTAAGAATACGACATTCCCGTCATAGGTCGCAGTTTTCGCTTTACTGCGCTCCGCAACTGGATATGTGTACCCGGAAAGTCTTACCTCTGCAATCGAGCGGCTAATACTTCTAGTAACCGGCTGATTGGTCAGGCCGCTGTACTTCATGGTCAGCCATTCTCCGGCGTCCATATCATACAAGACGTTGTATTCCGGCGTGACCGAGACAGAGACTTCGGCAGAAACGCCGTAATAATCGTTGTCGGAATAGCAGCCGCGCACCTGATATGTGCAGGCGCCAATCGCCATGTTATCCACATATCCGGGATCTTCCGCCTTTGCAATCGGTGTCCCGTCCCGGTATACAATGTAAAAATCGTAGTTGCCGGAATCCACCCATGCAAGCGTTACTGCATTTTGGGCACTTGCCGTCAGCGTGATCGCGCCGCCCGGTATGTTTGTAATCGGGAGCGCCGCCGTGCCCCACGGCGACCAGAAGCCGTATTCGTTTTGCACACGGACGCGCACCGTGTAGCTGCCATCGGCCAGATAAAACGGTGCCTTCCACGTCTTCCCGGTTCCGAAGCGCGTGCCGGAGGCATAGACGCCGTCAATCTCGACTTGGTAGGCTTGCTGCTCCGTTGTCTGCCATGAAACGGACGGTCTAGGCGTGGCCGATTGGACCAAGATCACAGGAGCATCCGGTGTTCCGACACAAATAAACTCTGCGGCAGAACTCCAATCACTTGCGACACCGTCGCCGTTGTAAGTGCGCACTCGCCAGAAATGCGTACCCGTTTCGATACTGCCTGCTGCTGCGGTGTAATATGTATCCGCGCCAGTCACCGTAGCCAGCGCCGTCCAGACCGTTCCATTGTCCGAAATCTGCAATTCGGCTTTCGTTTGCGGCGTACCGGTTGTGATAACGTGAGCCCAGCGAAAAACAGCATCCGCATTTTTATCGACAATGTCATTGACAGGGCTAATTGGAACGGCCGTTGATTTTTCATCTTGCAGGGTGATGGTCAGCCATGCGTCCGCAGTGCTGGTTTGGCCATTATTGCTGGTGATTTTAGGACGAATCTGAACTTGCGATTTTCCTGAAAATGTACCAGCTGGGATTACAAGTTGCTGGGCAGCGCCGTTGGCCATTTGTATTTCCTGCTCAGAAGTAGATCCTACATCACGCCAAATGACGGAAATACCTGTCTGGTAAACTTCTGCATAGCAAAGTCCAGATTGTGTTGTCGGAACAGATAATTCGATGTCGGCCCCGGCTGTTTTAGATATGGTTTTCCCGCCGAAATTTGACGCCCATGTATTTGCATACATTTTCACAATATCAGAATCATCAATTGTCAGGGTCAGTTTCGGCTTATATGCGCCAGATGGTGTGTAGACAGAAAATTTCCCAAATCCAGAGCGGAATTCCACGCCATTTATAAATACAATTCGATGGTAGATGTACGTTGGGTTTTTCACCAATGCCAGTGACACATTGCCAGCCACAGTAAAATTGGGGGAAGTAGCTGTTCCCGTCCCGCGACTTGGCATATTGAAAAAAGTTACGGTATTGACATCATAGCCTTTATCCATAACTCCGCCCTGAAATGTGCAATACCCAGTATATGACGGAATTTCCGTTATAGAAGCTATATACAGTTCCGCAGAGATATAAGAAATTCTGTTATACTTCCACGAATAATTCCCATTCGTAGAAAATTTACAAAAAAGCCTGTTTCCCCCAGAGAGAAGCACACTTGAGCTTGTATGGTCATTTTTGGTCGTGTCGTTTTCGTTGCAGAATGCAAACACATCCATTTGCAAGGTTTGCGTGCTCATCCTGTCGCACCTCCCATCCGTACCACTCTGCGGCGCTCCTGTTTATAGCCCATATTAGCCGCCTCCCATTCTGCTGGTTCTGCGCTGATTTTGCGCGATGTTTACAACATCGTTAAATTGCTGCACGTTAGACGAATCAATGTTGATGTTGTAATTATTCGTCGTGGAATTGCTCGCCGAGTAAGGCACATACTTCCCGGTTCCAGCCTCAATATAACCACCCGTTCCAGTCCATCCGCCTGCGGATTCACTATAAGACGTGCTCTTGAGCGTATCTCCATAGACAACCTTCTGATAGGTAGATAACTGGCCCTTCGAAACATTCATACCGAGTGCCGTGCCGATCCGGTTGAAATCCCATGTAAAAATACCGGCTACGACGTTCGCAGCATCAGCAATTAACGCGAGCACTTTTGCGACAGGATCAAGAGCAACCTTCAATGCCGGGAGGAAAGTCACGATCAGATCTGCGAGCGGGTCGAGCAATCCAACTGCAATTTCGAGGATCGATCCGATTGCCTCAATGAGGCCAGAATCGTCAAGGGCCTTTGAGACTTTATCGATAAACTGCATGCCTGCATCCATAACCGTGATGAATGTTGGGGTCAGTTTATCGAGGAAATTGTTTTTCAGTTCTTGGAACTTCTCGCCGAGTTTCGCGGTCGATTCCTGCAGCTTCACCTGATTTTCGCGTGATTTGATTACTTGCTCGTTATTTTTGTAGAAAGAATCCGCCGCATCGGAATATGTACCGGACAGAGTATTCATGATCAAGCTGTTCCGCTCCGCCTCGCCGGAGCAATTCGCAAGTGATTCATTGAAGTCATCCTCGGAAATACCGGCCCAGTTCAACGCATCCGCCAGAACGCCCGTAACCTGTCCAACCTTTGCCGTCTCGTTTGCGGCCTCAATAAGTCCGTTGATGGGAAGCGAATCACCGAACGTGCCGTTTACACCAGCGGCGATATTCGTCCACGTTGCGAAATCTTCTTGGTTGCGTGCCAGTTTCGCCATGAGCTGCGCTGTTTCTGTGGCGGTATCCGTGTCACCGAGGATTTTGTAAAGGCCAGTGTAAGCCTCCTGTGCCGTCTCAGCACTATATCCAGCGGTTTCAAATGCAGTATTTAGTTTGCCCTGCGCCACGATGTACTCGCTCGTGCTCTCAATCACTTTCCCGATTACATCAACAACCTTCGTGATTGCTGTTTGCGCTGCCGCGAAACTTTTCGCAGTCATTTTTGACGCTTTCTCGACGTTGTTCTTCCATGATGTTGTTTTCTTCTTCGCGGAATCCATTCCATCATCCACGCCTGATGAATCAGCGGTGATCTTCACCACAATATCCAGTAAATTCATTCTTCCACCACCAATCCACACCGCCGCACAATATCAGCTGTAATTTCCTCGCAAGAGCGCGTGTCTTCTTTCTTCGGACGCAATATTTCATCAAGATCCGACTGCATATACCGTCCGCCCACAAGTTTTGCAGTGTTCTCTGTTAAAACTCTGGCACAGCGCGACATATAATCATCAAACAACCACTTTTCCCTCCGCTGCCGAATCAAAACGGGAAGGAGTCGAATGAGTGCGGGCGCTGAAATTTTCGGCGCATCCAGAAGGGAGAGTGTTACTCTTTCCCCTCCGATACGCACGATGAGAAAAAATCAATGAATTCCTTGTCCTGCGCGATTTCCCTGATTTGCCGCAGTGTCTCCACGATCTTCTGCTCCCGGATGTCATCGACATTTTTTTCGTTCAAAACTGCAAGGATGCCGAACACGTCTTCTCTATGGTTTTTCAGAAGCATCGGCACCCACTGGCTGACGCGATTTGCCGCCATTGCATATTTCTCTGCAACGGTTTTCGCTTCCTTTGTGTTGAGTTTCAGAGATGTGATGACATCCTCGTCGCTCGTGATATTGAGCAGGAAAACGGAAATCTCGCACAGCACATCCGCCGCGCGATCCGTACTCAGTTCAGAAAGTTTCATGTTTCCTCCTTATGCGTCCGCCTCGCCAGCCTTGATGTAGATTTCATACGGGACTTTGGTCTGCTCCGCCATCGCGAAGTGTGCCGTGTACTCAAACGCAAACTGGCCCTTTGCCTTGTCGCTGGTTTTCATCTGGAATCCGCCGGTAGAGAGTGCGTTCATCATGTGGATTGCGATGAAGCCGCCCTTCTGCTCGCCGTTTTTGTCAGAATAGTCACCGACGATCCAAAGATCATCGAAATCAGAATCGGCCAAATCAAGGCGCGGAACGATCTTCGTAGAATCCTGTGCGTCAATGTCCGCCGTAGCAATCAGAGACTTCGCAACGGCGGTGGACATGGTGACAAACGTGCCGCTGGCCTTCGCCTCAATGGATTCCTGACGCTTCAGTTCCTTCATATTCTTGGGGCAGTTGTCAACGTCATCACCATAATCGGAAAACGTCGGCGTAGCGGTGAACGTGACACCTCCGGTTGTCGCGCCGAGCTGGTCAGCGGCTTTGAACGTGCCAGAAGCCGGGGTGAAATCTTTTAGAATGATGCCCGCATTGATCTGAAGCTGTTTGAACGTATCGGCGGGGATTTTCGTAAACTTTGCCATATAAAATCAGTCCTTTCAGTTTGGTGTGATAAATTCGGCGGTGATATTGAGATACCGCCGTTTGACGTTTGGCTCAGAATCGTCTTTAATCGCCTGACACCACGGAGTGCCGCGTTTCAGCCAAATCGCGCCCTCGTCGCAAGAAACAAAAACGCCTCCCATTCCAATAGCGTCCGCAATCTCCTGTGCCTTTGCATTTGGGGTTGCTTCGCTCTCGGTGTAATACCAGAGGTTTACCGTGATTGATGCTTCTCCGCTGTCCCACGCTCCGAGAATAAGATCATAGGTCAACCACGGAAAAACGGCGTCCCCCGGCACGGAGGACGCCGGATAGGCGGGGAGAAACTGGCCGAACCATGCGTGTAATGCTTTATCTTTCGTCATGCCGGTAACTCTTTCCTTTCCGCCGTAAAATATTTCAGGGCGAAACTCGCGGAGCGCGGCGCTTGCTTTTCTTCCGGGTTTGACGTTACTCTGTACGTCGTACCGGTTTCTGTGTCCCGGAAATAGTCGCCGTACTCAATCGGCACAGCCTTGTCAACGAGCGCCGAGTAGACGCTTGTAACGCCCTCTTTCTCCGCACGGCGAGCTTCCATCGACGTGTCCAGCGCTTGATAGTTCGAAAACGCCGCGCCCTCCGTCCATGTGGTAACATATCCACCAGCACCGTCCGGCTCCCTGTGTTTCTCCATGAGCACGCAAGGGCGGGCGAAGTCATTCAAAAGGCTCATAATTTCCTCCACTGATTCAATCTGCTGCGGAATGCGCTCTGCCACGTCACTGCGCCGCCAGTTTTCTCATCCGTCGCCCGTGAGTAAGAATACCCGCCGAACGATTCCGAGCTATACGGTGACGCTGCTGTGTCGCCGTTCTTGTCCTGCCATGCCTCGATTTCTGCGTCAAGGGCCAAGACGGACGGCGGTATTGCAAGTGCCCACACAGCGCCGTCAAACGCCTCGTCCGTTAGCCCATAGGCTGGGTATTGATGCACACCGTCGTTGAACGTCGAGCCAAGAATCCTAAAATACTGTCCTTCCCGAAGAAAAGGAAGCGCAATACTGCCATTTTCTACGGTGAAGGTTCCGGCATACCGTTCACGGTCAAACCAATTCCTCAAATGTCCGCATAATTCTGTCAGCATTGCGCCCCTCCTAAATTACTTTACGGTAACGGTTGCGTTGCCGGATTTCAGCGCGTGGAAGTTGCCATCGCACTCAACAACAGTGACCTTGTGGCCGCTCGTGATGGTGAGATCAGACTTGCCATCCCAGTCATTCCAGCTCTGCACGTTCTCTCCGTATACAACGATGGGAGCCGTGGTTTCCGCCGACTTATACTTGTACTTGTTGCCCTTTGCGGCCTTCGCCGGGGAAACAGTCAGCTTCGTGTCGCCGGTAGCGGTGCCAGCTGCGGACGTCACGGTCAGCGCACCAAGTGTACCGTTGTCAATCGAGCCGACAACAACACCATCAAGGCGCTCTGCAAACAGCACCATACCATTGACTACCGTGTCAGAGGCGGTCATGTTGGTATAGTCCGGCTGCTCATGGATACCGATATATCCGGTCGCGTCGGAAGTAAACGCAAATGCTTCGTTGAGGTCGGCACCATTGACCGGGATGTAGTAGAGGACGATGTTGTCCTTCGCGGTGGCGTAAATCTTGCCCTTCGGGACGCTGGAATTGAGAATCACCGTGCCGAGGCCGAGGAAGTTCTCGACGTAGGTCATGCCGAACGCGGTCTGAAGCGTGATGTTCGCGCTCGCCAGATAGTCTGCGACATCCAGCGGATTGAGGAAGTAGACCGCGCCGATCTCGTCGTCCTCAAAGAGCACCTGAAGGTTGCCCCACGCCTGCGCAAGCACGCTCTGGAAGTCCTTACCGGACACAGCGCCGGAGCCGGTCGCGAGGAAATCGAAAAAGCTCTTACGGATGCTGCGCTGCACATCGCGGAGCATTTCGGTAGTAGTCATTTCGACCGCCTGATCGTAACCGCGATCGGTGATTGCCTCGGCGGACGTGGCCTTGCGCCACTTTTTGAGGGTGATCTCAGCATAGTTCACAGGCTCGACTTTGTAATGAGACAGCGGGATGGTCTCGCCCTCACCGACATCGCCGCTCTGCAAAGTACCGCTGGCCTTGTAGGCTTTGAGCACGGTACCAGCCTGCTTCGGAATCTTTCTGGTCACGCCGAGCGCCTCGACGAGCTTCTTGATGGAATAGCCGAACTGATCGACAAACTCCATTTCGCGCTCACGCGCAAGATCATTTTTCTTGATAAGGTTAGTTTCAGCCATATACAGTCTCCTTTACTGTTCGTTTTGCAGGAGCTTGAGACGTGCCTCTCTGCGGGCCTCTCTGTCCGGCAGCGCCGCGATTTCCGCTCTGGTCATCGTCTCGCCTCCAACGTTATTGGGCGGGTTCTTTGTGTCCGCGCCTTTTTGATCAGTTTTTACAATAAAATCGGCCCATTCTTTCTCGATGGACGATTTCAGCGTATCAGCGCCTTTGATTTTCCCGTCTTCCAGTTCGACCGTGTCCAGGTCAGTAACGCGCATAACCGCGTCGAGACGTTTGTCGCTGATACCGGCAGCCTTCAAAAGTTCACGATACGCGGATTCCTTCGCGCTTCTAGTTTCCTTTTTCGTCTGCTCTGCCTTGTACTCGTCAAATTCCCTTTTGACTTTGTCGTGCTTATCCTTCCAACCATCGTCACCTTTGGCTTTCAGGTCTTCCAGCTCCTTCTGCACGCCGGGGAGCTTTTCGGCGTCCGCCTTGTACTTCGACAGCTCGCCTTTCAGGCCATCGACTGTGTCGGAGTGTGCCTCAATGATGGTGTCCATCTGTTCCTCCGTCAGCCCCATGCCTTTAAGGAGTTTTCGGGTAAGTGCCATTTTCAGTCTCCTTTTCTTCGGTGCCGGTTCCTCGGCACGACTGTTGTATAAAAACCGCATTACTTCGCGGTGTTTACCATTTACTCCTATCATTTTAATGCAAAAAAAGTCCGTAACGCCCACAGTTGTGGGCGCACGGAAACTTTTAAGGTTATTCTGCATTTTCTAGCGCACTTGTGATGATTGATCTATATTCGTCGGCGTGATCGGATAGCGCAGGCTTTAAAAAAGGCTGCGCTCTATTGCCGCGCGTGTAATGCCAGTTTCCTTTCGCATCCTGATACGCCCACGGCGTTTGCCTGCCTCCGTCGTAATAGATTCCCGTGCCGAGTTCAACATACGCGCCATATTCAAGCGGCGTCCCGATATGCACGGCCTTTTCCGACGGATATACTTGATGCGTTATGCTGTTGCGGAGCGCGCCAGTGTCAACAGGGCAGAGCATCGCGGCGTATGATTCGCACTGAATCCCGCATGTTTCAAGTGCGCGGAGCAGAGCTTCTGAAATTCCCTGTCGAACTTCTTCGCTGTGATCATCGATTTCGATTTGCAGACTGTCCGCTTCCATTTTTCTTCATCCGCTCCCATTCCTTGTATGTGATATTATCCACGACGACATTTCGACCATTTTCGTCACGGATGCGACGTTTTGCGCGGAACTCTACGCCGTTCACAAGCTGGATCATACGGCAACGGCAATTATAAACCTCTGCAGGCTTTCCACGCGGGTCACCGGGAAAGCGGCAACCATTTGAAAAAACATCATCATAGTCAACCGTCTCTCCGTCGAGATGCGCATGCGAACGACGCGTTCTTCCGTCAAGCGTGGCGACCCACTGCTTCTTTATTTCGATCCCCATTTTGTGTGCGGCCTCGCACGCATCCTGACGCCCCGCATTCTGCGCACCAGTTACAGCTGTTCTTGCTGTTCTGATTGCAGATTCTCTATCCATTGTATAGATTCTGGATTGGAGATCGTCCGCGATCCCGCCGATGCTCTTCCCTTGCAGGATGGAACTTGTCACGCTGGCCGTGATCTGCCTGCGCCCATACGCAAGATCAATGCCGCGCTTTACGGCCCGTTTGGGTGGGTAGTATGGCATAAGTTCTGGATTCTCGATAAGGAGCCGCCGCACCGTGGCTTCATTCCACAAGGTAAAATCCACGTTCGCGCCTGTCTGCTCGATCTGATACGCCGAATAATTCCGGTTCAGCGAATAGATGCCCGGTGTCGCATCGTTGACATACGCAACGGCGATCTCATGTGCTTTCGTGATTCTCTCTGCACATTTATCGCGAAGCGCCGAAAATCGTTTTCCGCGCCCTATTTGTGCCAGCCTCCATTGTGTGTATTCCTGCTGCGTAACCTCTCCAGCCTCAACACGTTTTTTCTCTGCTTCGTCCCGCAGACGGAATTGTTCGAAATATTCCTTGATGGTTTTCTCAAGTTCGCGCTGTGCGGCACGGTAAGCAGATGAAATTTTTTTTTCGAGCTTCTGAAGCTCTTTATCCGTCATTTTATGCCCGTAGTCCACCGCACGCCTCCATTGTCAATTTCCGCCGAAATGGCGGATTTTTTTATTTACACTTCGGTAAAATACAGCCCCACCAGCTCATGGGGCAAAAACTGCAGCGTCACCTTGCCGCCCGGCTTCTCGCCAGTCCGTTCGCAGAGGTACAGGTTTCCGTCCTCCGGGTCGGTGTAATAGAGGCCATAGATGTACTCCATGCCCTTTGCGGCGGGGATGGGGTCGTCCTGTGTGCCCGCGTGGGTCTCGTCGATGACGGTAAACAGCGCCGGGACTTTGTCCGGCTCCCAGCCCTCCTGTGTCGTGTGGGCCTGTGTCACGCGATAGAGCCTGTCTGCATAGACCAGCCGGTCGTTGACCTCCACGGCCATTCCTGCCGCCCAGCGGTCATACAGCTCCTTTGCCTTCACGGCGTCCGCGTCCGTCAGACTGGCGCTCGCTTTTACGATATAGGGCCGCAGCGCCCTCGCCCTTTCTGTATAGCTCATCATTCAGCCTCCCCAAGTAAAATTTTCGCCGCCAGTTCCGCGTCGGCTTTCTCCGCTCGTAGCGTTTCCGTCTCTGTCGGCTTGCCCATCATGCACGTCACTGTTCCATCCCGGTTGTCCGTGATGCTACCGGCGACCGAATAATCCGAGTTGTCAAAAGTCTGCGTCTCAGTTTTTGTTTCGCCCGTGGGCTGGCCCTGATCGTCAAAAACCGGATAGGTGTTGACCTGCTTGATACTCCACGCGAGGCCGTCTACAAACAGCCCCACAGCCTGATCGTGCGTCATTTCCAGCGTGATAGACTTCGTATCACGCCTGTCCCATTTTGGATTCTGCAATACCCCACTGATCTCAGCAGGGTATTCCACTTCATGAATAATAACGGATGTACTCATTTGTTCATCTCCTTCAATTTATTACGCTATGATCGTTCCGTCGTCAGAAACCAGCGTATCAGACGGAAGAATGAATACCGGACGGATGCCACAGTTGATGGATGGGTCGAGGGTGCTGTTATCGCCAGGGATGGTGACGTACCACACGTAGTTGATGAAGTTGTTGTTTGGCGAGCGGAGCCACCAGTAGATAGCCGAGCCTCCCATGTACGCAATACGCTTGGAGTTGCCACCCCAGCCTGCGGCGAAGTAGTCCAGCTTTGCTCCGTCCACCGGGAAGCCTTCGTTGTCGCTGGTCGTCCAGCCTACTTCGTAGCCAGACAGCAGGAAGATCTTCGCGGACAGGCCGTTCGCACCAGACGCAACCGCAGAACCGCCAGTGCCGTTGACATACGGAATCTTGACCTGCTTGATTGCGTTTTGGATGTTCGAGTCGAACATCGCAAGGAAGGTGCTGTTGAGGTACGAATGGATGGTGCTGTTTGCGTAGTCGTTGACATTCGAGCTGTTCCACTGGCGCGTCTCATAGACGTCCTTCATCAACAGCCAAGTACCATTGCACGAATCATCGTAGAGAGAACTCGGCAATCCTTGATGCACAATCAGGAAATCCCGAAGTGTCCCATTCACTGCAATTTTCACAGTGTTTCCCACCGGAAGCTCCGAAATTGGCGTCCCACTCAAAAGCGAAACGTCATACCCCGTCCCACCTATCAGCGTCCTGCCCTTTTTGATGGCGTAGGCCGTGCCGCCGACAAGACATTTCCCTGCCTTGATGTCATAGCCTGTTCCGCTGACTTCTACCTTTTGGCCCATAGAATCACCGCCTTAACCATATTGCCACGCAATACAGCCGTTGACACTCGGCGTTGTTTCTGTCGAAAACAGAGCCTCGCCCCGCGCCATGTACGTCGTGTAGTTGCTGTCCGACGCATTGACATTCGTCGTGCGGTTCAGTCGCGTGTTGATCGATACGTTGTCCACGTTGCCAAGACCTACGTCCGACTTTGTCACCGTCTGCTTCGGATGCACATGATCCCCCCTAGCATACGCACTCTCCGATCCAGCCGACGCCGTCCCCGGCGCCTTCGGGGTGGTGTTGGAGGGTTGCGGTTTACTGCTCCATGCGGCCTTGTTGTTCTGGACGTCAGACACCGCCTGATCGATCTCTGCGCCAGTGTGCGCGCTGTTGTACTGGTCTGCCACAATATCACTCCTTCATACACAAAAACTCTTTTCCATCCGACGTTTTCATGGTATGCGTCGTGCCGGAAGGAACAAATCCATAGTTGTCGTTCCAACTCCCATCCACGCCTTGCGCGTAAAGGGAAATGCGATATTCTCCGTCTCCATTCAGAAGGAAATCGTCGTAGACCTCAAAGGTGCGCTGCGTATTCGCGGGCGTCTGGGAAAAGGACGCAATGAGCGTCCCCTTCCCCAGACCCCAAGCCTCGCCGGATTTTGTCGCGCGGCACTCGAATGCCTGATACGAGATGTCCGACGAGAATGCCACCGTGATACTGTCGTACCCTGAGACTGCGGAAATCTTATTCCCAGTGATGGAGAACGTCAGTCCCGGCGCGGCCATTATGCCACGCTCCAAGTCCCGGCGGCGTTTTTCACAAAGACCTTGATGATCTTCGTACCGTCGCCGGAGGATGCCGTCGCAAGATCGGCGCCCTTGATGGTGCAATCAATCGCCGTGGCCTTCTTGTAGCCGCCAGCCGTGCCGCTGGTGTTGCTGGAACCGCCAGTGGTGGGAATCTGCGTACCGGCGTCGTGGAGGCTGCTGGTGCTCGGCACAACACGCACCGTGTATTCCTCGAAGTCCACGTCGCAGGTGAAGGAGAACGCGCAGGTGTCGAAGCCGGAGACTTTGGAGATTCTGGTCTTGTCGGGTCCAGTGATCGTTATCACCGGAACTGCCGTGTTGACCGTGATAGAAGCTGTGACTGCAGCCGTTTCGTTGCCGACATCGTCCCGCACCTTGATATGCACGGTTTTCAGGCCATCGCCTTCCGTCAGGATGATGGACTTGCTGGCCGCGAAGGTCTCCCACGATGCGTCCGCTTCCGTTGCAGCCGCTTTGATGCCCCAGAGCTTCATCTGGTAGCCGGTCTTGGTTTCATCCGTCAACGTGATCGTTGCGGTGACGGTGTTGCTGGTTGCATACGTCGCGCCGCTGTTGAGCTTTAAGGCAAGCCCAGCCGGTGCCAGCGTATCAAGAATTAGATTGAAAAAACTTGCCATAGGTTATGCCCCTTTCTTTTCGTTCAGTTCGATGTATAAATATCCGCCCGGGCGGGTATAGATGGGTTCTTCGCCGATGCAGGCCTTCTTAATGCCCATCTCACCGACAAACAACTCCTTGAGCTGCTCTTCTCCGACTGTGATCATTCCGTCACCCCCGAATCAGATACAGTGTCTTCGCGTCCTTGACGGCCAGCGCGTCATATTCTGCCCGGTCAAGGACTACAATGGTGTTGATCTGCGCAGATGAGACGTTGCCGCCGCCTGATACCTGGACCGTTTTAGCCTGTTCGACTTTTAACCTTACCGGTTCACCTTTCACTTTCAGTCTGATCATTGGTACCCCTCCGTTTTCAGGAGGTCTTCCACGTCAACCTCAAGTTTTTCTGAATAGTCCGGTGTGCCATTTTCCCTTGTAAATGCGAATTGTACCATGCACGGCGGAGATTTCAGGCCATTCACAATTTTCTTTGGTGTCAGCTGCATTGCATCCTCAAACGGGATGCGGACAACCATCGTTTTTTCGTCCACAATTTCAGGGGTATACTGAAAAAACTTATTCGCCTGACGGATGTAGAACTCCGGTTTCGAAATCGTTGTGAGATCGACACCATCGACAGTCACGGCCAAATCATTCCTGATCTTGGATTTCATCGTTGCCACCTCCGTCGTCAAAGTCTTCTCTGGAAATATCCGCGTTTTCTCTTCGCTGCATGATCTGCTCAACCTCCTCCGGCGTCAACCACGGCAGCTTGTTCAGAATGGTTTCATCATCCAGATATGCCGCCGCCATGAGAACCATCTGTGTTTCCTCGAGCTGGTTGACGATCTTTGACCGGACGAAGGACGGCTCATCATCAATTCCGACGATCTCAAAAAGAAGGTGCAGGAAGTCCCGCACACAATATTCAAACTGGTCAACCTTATTGTCCATCGGCTGATATGCCGCGCGAATCTCCGTCGCTGTTTTTTGCCCGCCCTGAAGCGATTTCACATCGAGCATTTGCGCATCGCGGTATAGATCGTCACTTAGGCGATTCAAAAGTGATTCTCGCGCGTCGACCGGAACTGTCAGCGTGTGGGCGTCAACCTTTGCCCCATCTTCATCGACCATCGCAACGCCGAGCTTGCGCATGGAATCCTTAAACTTCGCCATATCGATTTCATCCATGCCGCCAGCATTGGAGATCGTCCAATAAATAATAGACGCTTCATCCACGGTGTTTGCAAATCCGGAAGAAATGAGATCATAACAGTCAATTTTCTCCCGCATGCCGACAAGCTCAGACTGTTTCGCGCGATTCGCATACATCGGGATGACCGGGAATCCGGGATAGTTCCGGTATTCCATAATCTCCGTCCCATCGACCACCGAGGACGCCACAACCGCCACATAGCCGCGCTTCGGCTTGAGCACTTCCATCTGCTTCCCCTTCCGGCGGATGTACTGCGTGAATCCATCGACTTCAAAAAGCGTCGCACGGAGCGGTTTATCACTGGACACCTGCCACCATCGGATTCCCGCGCGTAAAGCGCCGGTTTCCTCGTCGAGCAGCGGCACAAACTCGAGCGCTGTAAACGTTTCAAGGTGGTCGAGATTCCAAAAGCCATAGGCCACGCCAGCAACAATCGAATCGTGCCCGATATCCTGAAGGCGATTGTCAAACGTTGGCCCGAGATGTTCCTTGTGGCTTGCATCTTTCAGCGTTACTCCATTCCCGAGCAAATATTGCGTCTCCTGCGTGGCAAATGCCGAAAAGAAATTGCTACGGAGCTTATAGTTTGCGGAATAATTGTCCGGTATCGCCTGCCCGGACAGCGTATAAAGGAGCTTCTGATAGTTCATGATTGTCACGTTTCTGTGCTCATCATATTCCCGAGCTGTCAGTGCCGTCTTATACAAGTCCGTTGCTTTGTACGAATCAATCGCAGATATCACAAAATCCATCCGCGCCTGTTCGCCCTTTTCGGCGATCTCTAAAAAATCCTGATATGTTTTCATTTCTCACCTCATAACGCCAAATCTGGAATCCATTCATGCGGCTTAAACGCCCGCCGCAGAACCGTCATGGCAAAATAGCGTGTTTCGTCCATCGCGTGGTCGTTCTCTTTTATGGGTTTGTCGTTGTCCTGCTTCTCGTCCCAGCGGTATAGGCCGAACTCTCGGATTGTAGCGGCGCACCGACGATGGATTATGATTTTCCCGTTAAGCAGATAATCAGCCACACAGCGGATTCCGTTTGCAACATCGTTGTTCGCTTGCCGCACCTTGAACCCGCTGCGCCGCCGTAGCGCCTCGATAAACGACGCCGCAGACGGGTCAACAATAACCGCAGAAATGGCGCGTGCGCCCGCCAGCGCCGCCACCATATCACAATATTCCTCGTCCGTTTTCTGCTTCTTCAGCTCGCGCCCGTTGTAATAGACCTCATTCACACGGACGGCACGACCATTCCCAACACGCCACAGGCCAGCAGAAAAGGGATTCATGGTGCCATAGTCGATGGAGATGTACCACTCGCCGCTGTCCGGTTCCTCGTCCGTGATACACTGCTCTCCGAACATGGGATAGATCAAACCCTCCGCAATGCACCGCTCACCGAGGATGTCGCGGCGATACCAAATACTGCCCGTGTCATACTGCGCTTCAATTTCCGCCAACCGCTGCGGCGTGATCGTCGCATTGTCCCGAATGGTAAAATGCTGGTAGTTGTACCGCGCACCCATGCTCTCCGGGAATTTGTCGATGTAGTGCTCATATATCCAGTGGCCGGGTGCCGATGGGTTCAAATCCCAAAACACCCGCCGAACCCGCGCCGCGAGCTGACGGTTGAACGCTTCCTTGATTGTATCCTCATGGTGAAGGTTGATCTCGGTTGCAATCCACATCCCATAGGAGTTGCCGCGAATCTTCTTGAAGCTGTCCGCTTTCGCACCGCCCGCGAATATCACGACGTAATCCCGCTTATGTGAGCGGATAACCAGTGCTTCATTGCCCTTATACTTCGTCCACCGGCAGCGGCCACGGAAAAGATACTCCAATCCGTAGCCGTTCGCGTCCCCGATGTTCAGTTTCGCGTTTGCCGCTGTGGAACCTGTCGCAAGGTGGATGCGGTCAGGCGTCCCTTTCTCGATCAAATAGGCAAATGCCGCAATGTTGTCGATGGTCTTACCGGCACGGACAGCGCCCTCCGCTACGGAAATCGTCGCCCGCGTCGCCGCCGCGATATATGCCTTATGCTTCTCGCCGAACGTCGGATGAATGGTCTGTGTAATCATTCCATACCGGCTTCCACCAGATACGCGGAAGTGTCCTCCATGTCAACCGATTCCTCTGGGTTGTCCTTCTGGCCTAGATACTGCTTCCCGAGCCAGATTGCCATGTTTGCATTTTTCTCCGCCAGTCTCCACTGGCTTCTTCTGAGCGATATTTTCCCGGCTCCACGCTTTTGTTTGAAAACTTCGTAAAAACCAGCGCCATAGGTGCGTTTGCACCATGCCTCAAGCGTTTTATCTGCTACACCGAACCATCCGCAGATTTCCTCAAGCGTGCATTGCAGGCCGCATAGATTCTCGAACTGCTTTTGATCTATCTCCTTTTTCGGCCTTGCCATATACGCCCTCCTTCCTTCGCTGGCGTTTGATGAATTTCTCCATAGCGATTTGCTTTTTGTCGTGCTTTTTCGCGTTCCCCGGATATGGGGTGAGTTCAGATAATTTCCTGTTTTGTACGTTCATTGTTTCTCCTTCCTCTTCCTTCTCCTTGGAGCTACCCGCCAAACTCCAAATATCCCGCATAAAGCACACCAAATACAAAAAGGAGGTTCCGCAGATTCCGCTGCGTAGCCGGTGAAGGAAGAAACCGTAGGGGGTCGGCAAGCCCCTACGGTTACATTATCGCATATATTCTTCTCAAAATGCCCACAATAGTGGGTTAAAGGAAATTTTGCCGCCCCAAAAGGTAGTCCGTTGACACTTCGAAGAAATCCGCGATCTGCGCAAGCGATGACGCCGTCGGCTCTCTGTCCCCACGCTCATACTGGCTTATGACGTTTTTTGACATCCCGCAACACTCGCTTAACACCTTGCGCGAAATACGCCGCCGTTCACGCAGCTTTTTGAGCCGAACCGGAAACACATCATTCGGGTGTTGCTGCTCCATCGTGCCCCTCCACATCGTCCTCGAGTGAACCCAGAATTGCGTCCGCTCGTCGATATAGGCTTTTTGCCTTAATGCCTACCGCAATCCCCAGCGCCGCCCACTCAATCAACACCAAGATATTTAGAATATCGATAATCAAGTTATCTCCCCTCCGCTCTTCAAACATTCCTCGCACGGCAGCGGCCCGTTCTCATTCGAATCCAGAAACCGTTCATAGAGATCGCACCACCACGCGATGCAGGATTCACAGCTATTACAGTTCTTCATCACTGTCACCTTCCAAGATTCCTTTGATTACATCCGCGTTGGCCTTGATAATGTCCATTACAACGTCACTCAAGATATTCGCCGCAAACACAGCTTTGTCTTGCCCTGTTGCGTTGTAATACCCCGTCTTCGTTGTCCCATCTTCTGCGGTAGCAACAATGCAAATTGAAGAGGGCTTGAATTCCAACACAGTTTTCAGAGATTCTTCCAGCCACGCGGAATATTCCTGCTTTGTAATGTCTTCCATTATCGCCCCGTGCTCCCGAACCCGCCGGTTCCTCGCTCGGTGTCTTCCAACGAATCCACCACTTCCAGCTCCGGCAGCAGGCAGGGCAGGATCACAAGCTGAGAGATTTTATCGCCCTTCCGCACTCTGTATGTCTTGTCCGAATGGTTGTAGAGCTTGACCATGATGCTCCCTGTGTAACCAACGTCGATCACACCCTCGCTGGTAATCCCATACTTGACGTTCAATCCGCTCTTGCTCTTGAGAAAACCGACCGTGTTTTTTGGAAGCTGGATATGTACCCCTGTATCAAACAATTCGCTGTTTCTTGGGTAGATATAAACATCATCATACGCCGAATAGAGGTCAAGACCAGCGTCGAACTCATGCGCCCGTGTCGGCATGATCGCCCACGGTTCCAAAACAATTTTCATAGCAGTTTTTCAATTCCTTTCTGACCGCATAGAGCTTGATTTCCAGCTCCGTGATTTTCTCCTTGATCTCCTTGTATTCCTTCTCGTCGACCTCCGCAACAGAGATCACCTTGTGGCATTTCCGGCATTCGTACCGTCTCCGTTGCAGTATGCCGTTCTTTTTGTAAGGCCGGACTTCCAGCGAGTAAAACTTTCCGCCACAATCGCATCTCATTTATCCCACCAGTCCTTTATCAGCTCATTTCGCTCAAAGAACGACTGGAAGTGCCCGCCGCAGACCTTTTTGAGCACATAGTCGATTCTCGCAATCGCTTCGTCGGATTCCGGCCTGCACTGCCATGCGACGCCGTACTCGGATTCCAGCTGCGTCAAAGTCTCCATCAGCTTCTTCGCCTTTTCGGGCGTGCGGATAAAGCCGCACTCATAGGCCGCCACCAGAAGAAGGTCACACGCCTTCTGCGTCCCAGCGTCCACGCCGGCATCAAAGTACTGCTTGTTGCTGCTCCTGATCCGTTTTGCCAGCTTTTCCATGCTGTTCCTCCCTTTCGCACTCTTTCACCGCCCAGAACAGTTTGAGATACGCTTCGCGCTCATCGTCCGTATCTAGCGGCATGAGCTTCGGGGCCATAATCCTCCATGCCTCCATGTACGTCATGCCTGTCCCTCCTTGCACGGCTCCATTTCCGGGCACTCGTCCATAAACGCGCACGGCGGAGCCATCAGGCCACGGAATTCCGGGCAATGATCGAGCACAAGCGTCCGCATCCTCTTGACGATCTCCTGTGTTGCCGGGTCTGCCTTGCGGCACAGGCGCTTGCTGGCGACCGTCAACAGTTCTTCCGCGTTCATGTACCAGATCATATCCACTGGCGCGTCCTGCCGCGCTGCGTTCCTGTCATAGTCGCTCTGACGGTCGTTGCGCTGGCTTTTGATGAACGGGACGGAATGGACGTGCCGCGCAAGATGCGTGCTGACGTAATACGGCACGTTGTGGAGATAAAACGCGAAATTCAGCGTCCGAATTGGGCTGTGCTTCGCCCGGAGCATCTTGTGCTTCCATTCCATGTCCGGTGCTTTTTCCGCGTGCTTCCCAATCGTGACCAGCGCGCAGCTCTTGGCAAACATCCAGTCTTCTTCCCCCGGCCACTTCAAAAGTGTGATTTCAGTGTTCATTGTTCCTCCTAACAGCTCGGTGTCATCAGCCGTTTCCGGTTCTCGCAAATCAGTTTCTCCGCTTCCCGCAGCGACACCGGCGAATAGTCCGCTTCACACCCGATCGCCGGTTCCACAAATCCGTCATTTGTTCCGTATGTTCCGGCGTGCTGCGCAAAGTCTCCCCCGTTTGGAAACCGAATCGCCCAGCCGTCGTGCAGCCGTTCCAGTCGAGCATCCATCCTGACCTCCACGCAGTACTGGTACAGTTTCAGAATCTCCCCATACTTCCGCCGAACCTTCCCACGCTTCGCCTGCCGAATCCGCGCCCCGCAGTTCGGGCAGTAAGAAAAGCTGTTTGCTCCGCAGTCAAAGCCACATACAGAGCATTTCACCAGCATTGAACCCGCGATCCCATTGTCACCCCACTTCCCATGCACCACCGGCGCAACGTCGGCAGCAGCCATATCCGCAAGCACCCGCTTTGCATCGGCAATCGTGGCGAATGGGTCAGTAACTTCCAGTGCTGTCAGCTTCGCAATTGCAATGCTTCTCAGGATATATTCGTCAAACATGGTCGACCTCCTTTCCGTCTCTCCTGTTCCACGCTTCGCTGACTTCCAGCCTGCTTATGAGCGGATTTGTGACGATAAATGCGCATCCGCACCGCTTACACTTTATCGACTGCGTTTCTCCCAAAAACGCCGCTTCCCCGCCGCAGAACGGGCACGACTTTAACTTATCCATCCCGCACCTCCACATTTGCGTTTTCCAGCAGATCATCCAGACAGGACTCGTCGCTGCACCCGATAAACGTCCCGTCCTCGTCGTAGTACTGATAGGCGGTATACGCTCTGGCCTCGATCCCGGCATATTTTCGGAGCAGGTCGTGTCCGTCCTCGATGTCAAATGAGCACGCTTCTTCGAGTTCATCCATCTGCGCCTGAGTTATGTATTTAGCCATCCTTCATACCCTCCTCCGTCGGTTTTATCCATTCGCGAATACGCTTCCCGCATGAGCAGCAAAGCTCGATTTCTCCCGTTGGATCGCGATAGGCGCCCCTTACGTTTACATACGTTGCCGAACTCGTGGGGTTTATTTCGGCTCCGCATCGGTCGCAGATTCTTTTTACCATCATTTTCCCTCCATTTCTTCAAAGTAGAACTTGATCGGCTTTTCGTTTTCAATGACATTCCCGTAAACCACGCCCACCTTGTAGATGTAATTCTCGCGGAGCTTGCGCGGAATCTCCGCAATATAGCGCCGGAAGGTTTCCAGTGAGTTTGCCCGCTTGTAGTGGTTGCACATCCGGCATGCTGGCATGAGGTTCGAGAGATCATCGCTTCCTGCATCCTCATCGTCCCACGCTCGCAGCGGCCGGAAGTGGTCAACCTGCATGTCTCGGATGTCGATAGACCGTCCGCAGTAGGCACAGTGGCCGTCATACTTCGCATAGACCGCTTCTCGCGTTTTCTTGCCGAAGCTCATACTCCGTCCCCTCCTTCAAAATACCGTGTCCGTTCTTCCTGCGTAGGCCAGTCTGGGGCGAGGCCACGCTTGCGGCGGTTCCGTTTCCATCCGCTGTAAATCTTCGCATCGCGCTCGTCGATGCTGTACCCAACGCCGCGTTCTGCCCGGTTGTGAACCAGAAGTGGTCGCGGGTAATTCGGATTTCGTGCCCTCAGAACCTCGTACTCGCCGACAGGTTCTTCGATTTTCCAGCCGCTTTGCTTCAAGTATGCTCTGAGGTCGGACAGCATTCCGTGTCTGACCGTCAATCTGTTCTTCATCTGCTACTCCATTTCCCGCAACGCCTTTTCAGCTTCTTCTCGCGTCAGGAATACGGTTTTGCCAAATCCATTTAGCGCTACGCCATACTTCCGCCCTCTGGCGCCTATTGGCTCAAGTCCAACAAATCCGATCTCATTACCAAGGCCGATCTGCTTGATCTCGCACTCGCTTATATGCTTATCCGTGTCCAGCAGGGCAAACACTCGATGGCCAACCTTGCACGGCAGGATGATTGCGCGCCCCTCCTTATCGGCCACGGCCAGCTCCCGCAGGCGGCTAGGTTCCACTCCCAGCGCCTGCGCTGCCAGATTTATCATCGCGTCCTCCGTAAACGGAGCCTTGATTTCCTCCGGCGTCAGGCCCGTGTCCTCGTAGGCTTTCAGCCGTTCCCATACCTGTTTCTGGCTGCAATCGGTATCGTATGGGCACTTCACTTCCTTGCACCGCGCAATCTCGCAGAAGTTGCCCTCAAAGGTCAACCGTTCCATCGTCATTCCTCCATCCCATGCAAAGCCTTCTCGGCTTCTTCGCGGGTTAGGAAAACGGTCTTTCCGATACGGCTGATTCCATAGTCCCTCGTTCCATTGGTTTTGAGGGTATCGAAAAGCACGTTCACATATAAGCCGTGGGTGAACAACTTCATGCCATTCACATAGGCTACCAATGGTTTTTTTTGCAATTTACCCGTCCACGGGTGAGCTATTACCCACACCATATCACCCACCTTACACGGCGGCACGACGCACCGCCCGTCCTTGTCGGCCTCGGCAAGCTCTACGAGCCTGCTGATTGGCGTATTGTTGAGCGTTTCGAGATCAACCATGTGCTTTGCACATAGCGCAAGCTTAACCGTTTCTACTGCTTCCGGTTCAAGCCCCGTATCCTCATAGGCTTTCAGCCGCTCCCAGACCTGTTTCTGGCTGCAATCGGTATCGTATGGGCACTTCACTTCCTTGCACCGCGCAATCTCGCAGAAGTTGCCCTCAAATGTCAGTCGTTCCATCCTTATCCTCCTTAATCGGCGTGAGCCTCCATTTCCGCCATCCGTGCTGCGTGTCCCGCTGGCAGCTCAGATAATACTTCTTCGACAGCTCATAGAGCTTGTGGATGCAGGACGTTCCGTTCTCTCTACAGTAATCGCCGGCCTCCGCGCCTTCGGAATCAAAATGTTCACAGTCCGGGCAGATAAAGGTGCGGCATACATCGTCACATGCCTCCAGAAAATCATCTTGGGTCATTCCTTCATAGGGGTCAACGTAGTCCCATAAAAACGTGGAAACTGCGTCGCACTCCATGTGCGTCTTCCAGTCGTACACTTCACCGTTGAATTTGTAGGTATCATACCCGTATTGTTCACCCGTTTTGATCTCCGCTCCGCACAGAGAGCATGTGTGCGGCTTCCGGGCCGTCCGTATTTCGGATCTCAAAAGTTCAGGCATCACGATTGTCCTCCTTTGGCGCCATCGGAATCACCCACGACGGAATGAGTGCCCGATACTGTTCCACCTTCGCTTTCAGCTCGGCAATCTCCTTCTGGTCGCGCTCGATCTGATCGGCGGCGTGACGCAGAAGAAGATCGGTGCATGCTGGTTCGTACAGAGATGCAAACATGCATCCAGCACATCCGCTATTGCCAGTTGGCAAATCCGAACAGCTTCGCAGCGCCTTGACCAGTTCTTCCGGTTTCAAATTCATCATAGCAAATCCTCCCGAAATTCTTCTAATACTTCCTGCCCCGGAAGCACATTGTTCTCCATCCACATGTGGAACACATCCACTCCCGTCTGCCAGTTCCCGCCTTTTCCAGCGATCCGGCGGTTCTCCAGCATCCGATCGAACGCCCGGATATACGCCTGTTTATGCTTCGGCCATCTGGTGAAATCCTCCAGGCGTTTTCGTTTTGACGCCAGTGGACAGCCGATACACCCCACGCGGGATAGCCCGCAGCCATAAAGCGGATTCATGCAGATCTTTTCTTCCTCCACGTAATCCCATACGTCTTTGTCCTCCCATCCGATGATTGGATTCACGATGCGCTTTCCTTTCATCTTGCAGTTTTCAAACTGCATCCGTCCCTCATCGTTGTCCTCCATCAGCATGAGTTTCTGCTTCGCGTTGTGTGCCTGCACTTCGATCAGCCCCCGCCCGTTCCTGCGCTTCGGGCTTTCCGCCCAGCGGACACCGGTTGCAATAAAGCGCCCCTTTCCACTGACTTCTTTCAATTTCTCGCAGCAGTACCGCATGAGCCTCGTCGGAGGCATCATTTTTTTCGGTATTAAATTCCACATGGTAACGCGCTTCCCGTCCGACTGGACGTGCGCGTCGATAACGCACTTTACGCCCTTTTCCTCCATTCGTCGGAATGTGTCCCGCACGTGCCATACGGTTTCCGGTGCGTCCGCCGTAGTCAGTGAGTGCAGCACCTCATACTGGATACCAGATTTCCCAGCCAGATGCAAAAGCACGTCTGAATCCTTGCCGCCCGAGTATGTAATCACAAGCGGCTGCTTGTAAAGCTTCAAGCTCTGCGCCGATGCAAATCGCAGCGCCTCAAACGCGCTCTGTTCCAAGTCCATACAGCAACCCCGCTTTCCGTAGTCTCTCCACGCTCTCACACGGCGGCTTCATCCGAAATCACCACCCTCATGTAATTTTCATCGTGGAAAAAGCTATGTTTCTCTCTGTAATGCCGCCGGTCATCGTTCCGGAGCAGCCAGCCTTTGAGCGCATCCACGGTCATTTTCTCAATCGCCGCGTTGTTGTCGATGTCCATGCGGGTGTTGTGCCAGAAGGAAATCGATACCGGCTTTTCAAACAGCCGAACCGGAACGCCCTGTTGTCTCAGGCACAGCCGCACAAACGCCTCAAGGTCTCTGGCGTCCGCCGCCCGGACGCAAGGTTTCTTTCCGGCCCAATAGGCGTTAAATCCATATCGCTTCGTCCATGCGCTTTTGCGGACGGGATAGGGCACAGTGAACTCAATCGTCATCTTTGGCCTCCGGCAGAACCCCGCGTCGCTGATGCCGCTTATTAGCATCCTTCAGCAACATTTCCGTGTCGCCATCGTCTTTTATTTTCACAGTCTTGCTATATTTAATTTGGGCTCCGTTGAGATGTAGCGTGGTAACTTTGTTGTTCCCATGAATCACCGACAGTATTGCGAATCCGGCGTCGTCCGGTAAATCAAGCGTGATCTTCACGTTCTTCTTCCTCCTATTCAAACGGATTTTTTACAATCAGACCTTCCGGTTCTTCCTGCCATAAGTGGCAGTTGTAACGATTCGGTTCTCCGGGCTTCGGCTTTACGCGGCATTTTTTACCGCAGTTGTCACAGTTTTTTTCAGAAATCACGGCAAGGGATTCAATCGCATCCTCGCACAGCAGCTGTTGTTCGTCCGCCGCTTGACGGGCGGCGTCGCGCTCCTTTTTGATCTCATCCAGCACATGGTTTAGCCGGAGGATTTCGCGGACCTGTTCGTCGGCATGGATTTGAAGCTCATAGAGCTTCGAGGGATTTTCACAGTGCTTACAGGCGATTGCCCGCGCCAGTTTTTCGAGCAGCATTTTCCGTTCCTTTCCCGCTGCATCTGCGCAGCGTTCCGCGCGGCTAAATAGCCGCAGTTCGTCATTTTCATTCCGTCGTCTCTTTCGTCCGCATCGGAAGCACTAACTTTGCATCATCTTCGTTTGTGTGAATCACGACCGGATTCAAAGGCCCCCAAAATTCCAAAATGATCGGATTTCGGAATGTGTTACCAGCACTTATCTTTGCCGCCTGAAGCGCTGTCAGCAGATAATTTCCATTGAACGCGATCTTGAATTGCGGCTTTTCCTTCGGGAACACATTTTCGTAGTCAAACGGATTTGGGTTATCAGGCTGCTTAAACCCGAACAGCACACCCTCACAGCGGATCTGCACTTCATTTTCGACCTTCTCAATCGTCGCGTACTGCTTCTTCGGCAAGCGGAACCCACCGCGAATGTATACCGTGAAGTTCTCATCACAGGAACCGATCACGGAGTGTTCCACACTCAGGCGATAGCCGTCGCAAGCGTGAGCCGTCACGCGCTGGGTCTCGGCATCGAAGTCCAGACGGATGTACTCTTGCTCTTTGTGCCGCGTGCTGGTGTCGCAAAACTGTTTCGTCGCATCCATGATGCGGTTGAAATCATTTCCAAGAATTCTAGCTTTCATGTTTCCTAGTCCTCCTCCATCATCCGTGCAATGGCCTGACGCTCCAAGTCGGTGAGCTTATCGCCGTGCCTTTGAACGCCATAGCCCGGTTTCGTGTGATATTTACTCTCCGGCGCTGCAAGCTCGTCCTCCCAGCGCCCCTGATTCAGCCAAGTGGCCGGATTCGGGATAAAGCGCCCGTTCTCCGTCGTCCATTGTTCGCTGCACTTCTGCCGCTCTATGGCGGACAGGAGTGATTCAACAGGTTCCCTGACCTTGCTGAATGCTTTCCTAGCAGCTTCTTTCCCGACTTTTTTGGGATACGCTTTCCAGAATACGTCAAACTTATCGTCCTTACGTTCCTTCTCAGAAATAGAAACACTTTCTTTTCTATTTCCATTTCCATTTCCTAAAGGTAATACCATGGTATTACCGTCAGTGTTACCATCCGGTATACCAGAAGGGGCATTTTCTTTATTCCACCGTTTGGCAATGTTCTCTCGCTGACGCTGACAATGCGCGTCCCGTTTTTCGATCTCCTGCTCCATACGGTGGTTGTAGTATTTCCCTTCCTCGTCCTGCCGGAACTTGCTCATCACCTCGTCAGACGGCTTCTTGACCGCCCGTGTGATCTCCTGCATCGTCATGTGCCCCCGTTCTCTTTGGAGACACAGGAGCGTGATATACTGCCCACGCTCCCGCATATCCATCAGGGCACAGCCGGAGAGAAAATCCGACGTGTAGAACAGGACAGCAGGGTCTTTGTTCTTTGCCATACCTCATCACCACGGCAAGGTGGTATCGGTGTCCTCGATCTCACTGAAACCGCCTTGCGGGTCGTATTGCGGTTCACCCTGCGTCGTCTTGTCTCTCTTGGCCTCGCAGAAGTAGACGTGATCGGCAAGGATCTCCGCCGAGCGGCGTTTATTGCCCTCTTTATCCTGCCAGTTGCGGATTTGAAGTCTGCCAGTCACAACGGCCATCTGACCTTTTGAGAAGTATTTATCGACGAACTCCGCCGTGTATCGCCAAGCGCAGACATCGATGAAATCCGTTTCCTTGTCTGCCCCTTGTGGCGCGAAGTCTCGCTCACAGGCCAGTGTGAAGGAAGCAACTGCGACGCCGCTGCTTGTCCGTCTGAGTTCCGGGTCGCGCGTGAGCCGTCCCATGATCGTAATTGTGTTTAACATTTCAAGTTCCTTTCCTGTAAATCAATTTTGTTTCATCCCATCCGGGATATTTGCTTTTTAGATAATGCTCTATCGTGCTCTTAAACGGCCGCCGTAGGTACGACTGATCGTATAGAAAATGGCAGGTATCGCACAGCGTTATGATGTTCTCGGCGATTCCAAGGCCGCCGTGTGAGCGCGGTATGTAGTGGCACCACGGGCTTCCCGGTCTACCGCAAACGATGCAGTAGCCGCCGTCACGCTCCATAACGGCCTCCTTTACAGAGGCGGGGATACTAGTTGCCTTTGTCTGTTTGTGCAGCTCTCTCACCCCATTCCAGATTCATCCGCGCCAGCTCGGCTGGCGTCAGTGTTTCAATCCCAACCTGTTTACAGTCCGCAATGATGAGGTCAAGCATGATCCTCATCTGGTGCTGGTCAAAGGTCGAACTTCCGTAGTAGAGGACGACATTGGTGCATCCGGGCAGCTTCGAGGCCGTGACGTCGCTGCACCACCCGAGGCCATTGTGCTCCCATCCGGAGCGCAGCTTCTTCACTGATCCGTTCGGCACACAGACTGTTTCACTGTTGTTCGGAATGTCCGGGATGTAATGCCGGTACAGGTCACGGACGCCCATGTTGAGCTTGTCCGCCAGCTTATTCATCAAACACCACGCATAGGAGTTTGAATCATTGCTTCGCTTCTGGAAGAACTGCTTCAGGATGGCGACGTATTTCTTGCCGACCTTCATGTTCTCCAGAAACGCCAGTGCCTTCTTCGGCGTGTCGACCTTCAGCCGCAGCCACGTCCCTGCCGCGTCCATCATCCAATCAGCCTGCTCGAATGTAAGCTCCGTCAATCGGCATTACTCCTTTCCGTAGGCACCACGCCAGATACTTCAGGCGCGGCAGATATTCGCGCTCGATCCATTCCTGGTCATAGGGGATTGGATGATAGCTCAGCCTGTCCGGGTCTATCTCGCGGAACCAGTTGTCGTAATCCTCCGGTTCTAAGAGATACGCTACAATGCGAAGCCGCTTTCCAGTAGCGTACATTTCGACCTGTGCCTGCATCCAGTACGCGCGGGAGACCTTGAACGCGGCGCTTTTGTGGGTCTTGACCTCGGAAATTTCCTCCGCGTCCTCGCCGTCGAGGTTCACCCGGAGCCGGAGACCGTACTTCCGAATCTGTCTGTCCATCCGCTTAATGCCGATGAATTGCAGGATGAGGTGTTCGTATGCCGTGCCCGTCTCCATTTCCAGATTGCTGAAGTGGTCGCGGTTCAGGCCGAGCTTTTGCAGCCAGAACCGGCGGAAGGTCTTTGTGCCCCAGCTCCCCATGATCGTTGCCGTGTCTGACGCGCCAAACCACCCGCTGCGGTCATGGTCGTGAATCATAGCTTTTTGAGCATCTGTTCGAAGGTGTTGACCTGATCGAACATTTTGAGAATGGAATCAAACTGCTTCTTATTCAGCCCAAGTCCCTTACAAATGCCCTCCACGGTGTACCCGTCCTGCATCTTCTGCGTCAAAAGCTGCTCCACGCGCTGCTTGATGGCGAAGATGTTGTGGGTGCTCAGGTCATCCACGCCGCTGTCCGTGTCCTTCTCCGCCGTCCAGAGCTTGAATCCAAGACCGGTGTAAATCGCCACCCCCTTGACAAAGGCACGGGCGTGGGCGTTGGAAATGCGGAGCTGGTTCAGCGTGTCCGCATAGACCACCAGCGCACCGTTGAGCAGCGGATAGTCCATCGTGTACGTCTTATCGTCGATGTGAATATCGACGGACACGAAATAGCACCCAGTGCTCCGTTTGTTTTTGTCCGCCGTCGCATAGTGGCAGAACACATAGCTCCCGGCCGCATTGGTGCGCGGCGTGAAGTAGACGCTCTCCGCGCCGTTCTCATGCAGCAGCATCTTACAGTTTCCCCAAGAGAGATAGGGCACCTCGATCTGTTTGCCGTTTTCGTCCTTTGCCTTCCGCTTGTCGCAGTACGGCATCACGTCGAGCTGCACCAGCTCGTTAAATGATTTCAACATATTGTCCTCCTTAATCGATCACGCGCTTCTCATAGCCAAGCTGCTCCAAAATGTACCGCGTCCCCAGCTGCTGCACCAAAAGGGACATGATCGGGTTGCCAGAATCGAAGTTGTCCGCGCCGGGGTCGCACATCATGCCCTCGTCGCCGCAGTATACGGTGTCGCCCTTGTAGATCTCATCGCCGAAGATGTCATAGCAGTACGGCGACACGTTTTGCGGGTCTTTGGAACAATCAATTTCCGGTAACATTTCTGTCCTCCAATCTGTACTTCGCAAATCTCACGACTTCGCCAAACCGGTTTTTCTTCTGCACGATCTCGCTCGCGATGGGCCAGCCCTCCGCCTTGAGATCAGCTACACGCGCCGCCAGCCGGAAGCATCCGTACTGGTCAAGCGCTTCAACTGGCGTGATGGAGCCGATCGTCTGAAGATGAAACAGAATCTTATCGCACTGCGTCATCTTTCTTTTCCTCAAATTCGCCACACATGATGTTCTCCGGGCGTTTTTTTGCGATGATCTTGCGTTGAGTTTTATTTGTGATACGGCAGCGCAAACCGGCATAAATGCCATATTCACAGCCAGCCTCGATGCCATCGCCAGCCTCGATGCCCCAGCCAGCCTTGATGCCATAGCGAGCCTTGATGCCATAGCAAGCCTTGATGCCATAGCAAGCCTTGATGCCACAGCCAACCTCGATGCCACCTCCAGCCTCGATGCCATTGCCAGCATTGATGCCACAGCCAGCATTGATGCCACAGCCAGCCTTGATGCCCAAGCCAGCCTCGATGCCATCGCCAGCCTCGATGCCCAAGCCAGCCTCGATGCCCAAGCCAGCCTCGATGCCCAAGCCAGCCTTGATGCCACAGCCAGCCTTGATGCAGCCTTTGACTTCCAGCTGTCCGGCAAAGATGATGCCTTCCTCGACGATCAAATCTCCCTCGATCTTGCGGACTTCAACCGTTTTCCCGAACGCGCCCAGCAGCCACGAACCATAGCTGAAGTTCTTTTCCGCACAGCAATCCAAAAGTTCCTGATACTCCACGCCGTCCGGATACTTGTCTACCGGATATTCCTTCAAAAAGTCACGATAGCCATCGGCACACGCGCCTTTCTCCTTCAAAAGTTCCTTTGTGATCTTCATAATTCCTCCTAATGGTTGACATTTCGCCAACAAGCCGTTAAAATATGGCCATAGACATATTTTCGATACGGAACGAAATTGTCTGTCACCCGCCGTCCATGTGTAGCGACATGGGCGGCTTTTTCTATCTCATGCGCGGCCTTGCGGATGTTGTCATCCCATTCAACGCTGAACCACCGCCGCCAGTCCACGCATCTTAGTCCCATGCGGCAATCCGCATTTTTCGGGCACGTTGAACACGGGTATCTCATGGGTCGTCACCGTCCCAATAATTTCTCTGCTTCTCCGCGGCTTCCACCAGCGCTTTCCACGCCGCCTTGAGCCGGGAGACGAGATAACAGATCCAGCCCATCATGCCATCCCGTACCATACGAGCATAGCGGAGATCGTCGCCATCACTGCCGCGTCCAGCGGCAATCCCCAAACGCGCAAGTAGAATAATGCGGTCATCAAAAACAGGCCTCCGAACCACAGCGCCGCCCGCTTCAACATCCGCCGCAATGCGGCGTACCATTCTCTCTTTGAGATCATATTCCTTCCTCCTTTTCCCCGAGAAACGCCAGAAACGGCTTTCTCGGTATTTTTACGCGGCTCCCGATGCAGCACACCGGGAATCCAAGTCCGGCGGGGTTCTGCCGCGCCCGAAGCCGCAGCTCGTGGGGATTACACCCCAAAAACCACGAAGCCATCTCCGGCGTAATGATCGGCGCGTCCGATTGCTTTAGTTCTTCCAGCGTCATACGTTCCATGATTATTCCTCCTTCTTCGGCTGCGCTTCTTTTACAAGAAGCATCCCGTATGCAATGTCGCTCAATCTCTGAATCTGCTCGGCGTCGAGCTTGTCAACGTCAACGCCGACGTTTTTTAGAGCCTGCTTGGATTCCTCGGGCATTTGATTCACCTCGCTTCCATACGACATTTTTATGTCGCTTGATGTATTGTGACTACATTATAGACCCTTATTTTTGTTTTGTCAATACATTTTTGCGCTTTTGAATAAATATTTTTGTATTGACAATACATTTATATTGTGTATAATAGTTTTAGGAGGTGTCCTAAATGACCATCAATGAACGCATAAAAGCCATCCGAAAAAAAACCGGATTATCTCAGACTGATTTTGCAGAACGGCTTGGAACAACGCGGGGTGTAATCACGAACCTTGAAGGTGCAAAAACAGAACCGAATGAGCCATTTTTACGGCTTATCTGTAAAGAGTTTAATGTCAACGAAACATGGCTTCGCACCGGAGAGGGTGAAATGATGAAGGAGTTGACGCAAAATCAGGAAATCGCAGAGTTCCTCGGGAAAGTTATGAACGACCCGGATGACGCAGCAAGGAAACGTTTTATATCAATCGTTAGCCAGCTCGGCGTTAAAGAATGGGAGATACTTGCCGAAATCGCCGAAAAATGGGCACAGGGGAAATGACCCCTGTGCCCATTTGCTATGTATGCTATTTGTTGACCATCGTTTTCAAAAACCGCCAGAGGAGGTCAAGCTCCTCATCCGTTGCGCGCTGCATCAGCCGCGCGATCTCCTGTTCCAGCCATGCTCTATCATTCATTCCTTTGCTCCTTCTTCCTTCGTATCGGCTGATTCGTATGAGGCAATACCAGAATTATAAAACATTCGTTCTATAATTTCAAGATGTATTTGTACTCTAAAATATTTGGAAGTATATTATTGTACTCTTCGCAGTTGCATTTTCTCGGAATTTGTTATATATTGGACATACAGACATTATTTTAGGAGGGAACAAAATGATTTGTCCTCAATGCGGCAGCGAAAATGTAACAATCACCATGCACCAGATCGGCAGTGAAACAGAAAAGTATGGTGTCGGATTTGACGGGCACATGAACAACCTCGCGCGTGGGATCGTCGCGGTCTGCACACTTGGCCTGTCGAACCTGTTCTGGCGCAAGCGTACCGGCAGCGAGCGGGCGGTCACGCGCACAAAGAAAATCTGCCTTTGCCAAAACTGCGGCCATTCGTGGGAAATCCGGGAGAAAAGTGAAAGCACTCTCAGTGCGGAAGAAAAGCACAAAATCATCCGTAACGGTGTGATCTCGCTTGCTTTACTTATTGTCATTGCCGGTGTCGTTGTGCAATGGATCGTCGGTGCGACAAACCTTCGGATTCTCTATGTCGCTTATATTGCTGCTGTTGCCGCAGGCGCCATTCGCGTTTATCGCGCAATCTGTGCACTCAAAAATGATGGTTCAGGAGAATAGACTGTGCAGAAACAGTCGAATCATTTTGATTGCACTTTTGTCGAAAGGCTGTCATACTGAAATCAGCTAAACATCGTCCGTTCTTTGTGGCCATCTCCGGTTTCAGAGAGGCAGCTAAACCAGAGTTTTCCTCCCTTTATGTATTCAAGGGAAAATGCCTCCACATTCCGAAACTGGCCGCCATCAACGACGATGTTTACTTTTCCTTCCTCAAACCTGATATTGATGCTCTGCATGGGGAATCCTCCTTTGTGATTCGGCGTTTGCCGTGATTCGACCGTACCACCACACAACGAGAAATACAACCTAAATATCTGCAAGCTGCGAAATCCGACAAATATCTCTGCAAACTTTTGAGAAAACGAATGAAAATGATTGAAAGAGAAGTGTAAGAATGGATTTTGAGAAGCTAATTGACAGATGTATGCGCACGATTGATGACAGAAATCTAACAAATCGAGATGTTGCGCGGCTTGCAGATATTTCCGAAGCTACCGTGTCGAGGGTGCTGGCGACCAGATGGAGAAATGCGTCAATGTCAACGATCATCGCCATTTGTGACGGATTGGGGATTGAGGAGGAAACCATCCAGTACGACATTTCACCAAATGATGTGACGTCGCTGGAACACGTTTACTTGGAACGCATCGCGGATTTGAAAATTGCAATCGAACAGAAAGATCGGTGGATACGGCGGGTGTTCATAATCTGTCTGTCGCTGATTGTATTCATTGTCATCGTACTGGCCGTTGATTTGCTTATCCCGACGGTCGGATGGTTTCGGGGGTGGTAGTCATAGATTGTATGAAATGCAAAAAGGAGATACCAGAGGGCGCGTCCTATTGCCCGTGGTGCGGAAAGAAACAGGTGCAGGGGCACCGTGGGAAATCGCGTGGAAATGGGCAGGGGTACGCCTATCAGCGGGGAAAAACATGGACGGCCCGCTGGACAGTCGCCTGCTACCTTGATGAAAACGAAAAGATGCACCAGAAAGTAAAAACGAAGGGCGGCTTCGCATCCAAGCGTGCCGCCCTACAATACGCCGCAAATCCACCGGAGAAAGAAAAATGCTCTCCAACGGTGCGGGAATATTACAAAACCTATCTGCGTGGGGATTATCAATCGCTGTCATCCAACCGCCAGATCGCCGCAGACGCAGCATTTGAACGGTTAAAAGAGATTGCCGACTGTGAGATCGACGCGCTAACTATTCGGCAGCTGCAGGACGTCGTAGACCGCAACGCGAGCACATACTATACACGACGTGATATGAAAACGGTGCTGTCACACTGCTACAACCTTGCAATCGCAGAAAAACAAACCACTGTGAACCTCTCAAAATATATCAAACTGCCAATGCTCGAGGAGAAAACACCGGAGCCGTTCACGGACGATGAAGTTCTGAAGATATGGAAAACATATCCGCAGGATCATTTTATTGGGTTCATCCTCACGATGATCTACACAGGCATGATGCCAGGAGAGCTTCAAAGTCTCAAAAAGGATATGATTGACTTCGAGAAAAATGAGATCGTCGGCGGCGGTATTAAAACGCAAAAGCGAAAAGATACGCCTATGGTATTCCCGGACTTCCTCGCGCCCGTCCTGAAGGAACTATGCGAGGAAAGCAACTCGCGCGTTGGGAAGGTTTGCTGCATCAACAAGGACACTTTCTATGCGCGGTACTATGAATGTCTCGAGCTTGCGGGTGTCCGGCGGCTCACTCCGTATTCGTGCAGACACACCACCGCAACCGCACTGGCCTCGAAAAATATTGATCCATTCACTATCAAGGAGGTCATGCGGCACAGCAAAATCACCACGACGCAGAAGTATGTTCATCCAAATATGCGAGGCATGGTCGATGCGGTCAACCAAATTCCATCTTCTGATGTTCAATCAGCGCCAGACCCGAAAGTAACTCCGTAAGTAACAAAATCGAAAATGTGTAGTATTTTCAAAGGTTCCAAATACCCTGCTAAGGGAGCAGTCTCCTTGTTCCGCTTGCGGCTCGCCGGGTGTTCTTCGCGCAGGCGTCGCCCGCATGGCTTCCACCGTCCCATGCTCGCTTTCGGCGCGTTTCTGCATTACTTTTCCCGGCTCAAACGCTTTTCTTTTCGACATCATCCCATCCGTCAGGACGCCGCTTGCTTGCATCTTTTCCGCCATGCTTTGCAAAAATCCTCGTGAATCCACAAAGGATTCCCTGCGGCTTTTGCTTTGCCTGACGAAAAATCTGCGTCGCAATCTGCATTCCGACGTTCTGGGATGCTGTCGATTATTTTCTGTTTTTATCGTTCGGTTTCCTGTGCAGCGCTCAGTCCCAAGTGCTGCGGTCTTCGCTATACGGCGTATGCTGCTGCGGCTGCTGGACGGGCGTTTTGCCAAGGAGTGCGGTACGCTCGGCCTGCGGGGTCTTCATCTCGAACTTGTGGTTGGAATTCTTATAGAACATGTGGACAGAAGCCTTGTTGATGAACTGGTTGGACATATCATTACCTCCTATAAAACGTCAGGTGTGGATGGTTTCGGTTCTTATTTGACTCCAAATAACAGATCGCCGTAGGTCGGGAACGGCCAATATTCGGCGGCGGTGAAGCGTTCGGCCTCGTCGGCCGGGGCGCGGAGCGCGTCCATCTTCGGCAGGACTTCGTCACGGATGAAGCAGGCTGCCTCGGTGACGTCGCCGATCTTGTGATACGCAGCAAGCGATGCTTCCAGTGCATCGGCGGCCTCGGCGATGTCGTCGGTCAGGCCGGAGAGCTTGGTGAGCAGGCTCGTCTCATACTTGCCGCCG